GTGAGTATCCTGATTTGGTGTGTATGAAGATGTTAGGAGAGCTACCTTGATGGTATCTGAATCCCAATCTACTTCCTTATTAAGCGCCTTAGCGAGGAAGTTACCGTATAGTTTACTTGGCATTATTTATTCCTCCCTTATGCTGAAGTCTTCTCAACGATTGCAAATGCATCAGCATCAGCAATAGCGAAGCCACGACGAATACGTGTCTTAAGAAGAACTCCATCCTTAGTAAATTCTGCATCACGAGATACAACTGACTCTACGCCACCACGGACACCATTGATAAGCATTTGGCGGTTGCCGCATACGATAAATGGGTTGCCTGATGGAGCATCAGATGCTGCAGATGACTTAGCTGCACCGTATGAAAGAACTAGAGGATATCCAAATAGAGATCCTGGTGTTCCTGCTAGTGGATCTGGAAGTACAAGGTCATTGTTGCCCTTGACCATTCCACGGATGTGTGCAAGCATCTTTGGGTGTGCCATCCATACAGTGTTTGCTGCATCGAACTTAGAAGAATCTTCTACGATTCCCAAAGCTGAGTTCAAATCTCCGTATGAGAGGTCTCCACCTGTTGTGATGATGTTTGAAGCTGAGTTCAAGTCTGTTAGTGCCTTGTATAGCGATGTGTATGGAGCTGTGTCAGTTCCATCTCCTGCTACTGTAACGCCAAGGCAGGCGTTATCAAATTTACGAGCAAAGCGTGATGCCCACTCTCTCTTTGATGCTGTTAGAACGTCTACGAGGTTATCGTTTAGATCTTCCTCAGAAACGTGCATGATCTGTGCATACTTACGTGCTGTAAGTACGATCTCGTCTAGAGTTGCTGTTGCTTCTCCAATTGTTGCACCTTCTGCAACAACTGCTGGAGCGTCAGTCTTGAAACGAGGCACAGACTTTGTGCGTGATGCCATGGCTTCACGACGAGCAAAAGCTTCAACTGCGGAATTAGCCAAGAGATCTTGGATAACTGCAGAGCCTTGCTCTTCGAGAATATAACCGTTGGCTTCAGTAAAATCTGTTCTTGCCATGATATTTCTCCTTAGTTATTAGAATTTGAGTTTGATAGATTAAATCGTCCAATTTTTATCCGCAAACCCAATCGTCCAATCGGAGTTTGCCTGAGACAATTTTACCATAATTTACATTATAAATCTATCGTCCAAGTACAAGTTTTGCCTGTAATTGGCTTGCAGAAAGCTTAGTATCAACACTTGAGCTATTTGCAGAGTCTGCTTTTCCTGCTACTAGCAACTTTGGATCAAATAATTCAGGGAAACTATCTTTAAGTTCTTGAATTTGATCTTCCAAGCCTAATACATTTAATTCATCATCAAATGATAGACTTTCAAATTTAATAAACTTAAGAATTCTGTCTGGATTTATACCAGATAGTTTTCCTAGTTCCTGATTTACTTTTTCTCTAAGCAGTCTTCCGCTAAATTTAGCATTGTCCTGCTCAAATTGTGCCAACTTTACTTCTAGGGCTTCTTTTTCTTCTCTGAATGCCTTCGCATCCTTTTTGGCACGGTCCAAAGCTGCTAGAACAGCTGCTGGATCTTTAATCTCTTCGGACGTACCATCCTGCTGAGTATTTTCTTCCATTTTTATCCTTCTTGATTATTAGTTTGGGGCGCTTCTTGCTGAAGTGCCAAATTGTTTGCATTTAATGCTTCTGCAGAACTTGCAAGCGAGATATTCTCATCTGGCTGAGCTGATTCTGCAATTTGTCTTGCTATTTCTGGATCATAACCAAGTTCAAGCAAGATTTGTTCTACTGGCATACCTACAGAACGCTTACGAACTGCAATATCCCAATTTTCCAATGAGTCAATGCTCTCTGGGTTTGTCCATTTAATTTCTACTTCAGCAACTACGCCTTCTACTCTGAACATGAACTTAAATAGGTCTCTCCAAGTAGATCCAAATGCCAATTGGCGATTTAGAACCTTCTTAAATAGCGGAGCTTCAGCAACACGAAGTGCCTGACCGCTAGGAATATAAGATCCCTTTACAAAGTAATGTGTAGGTGTAGAAGTAATTGCTGCCATTGCATTTACGAACTCTAAAACTGGCTTTGTAAATGTGTCTGGGTCTGCTGGCTGGAATTGACCAACCTGAGTAACTCCTTGTAGATACCAAAGTTCTCCTGGGCCATTCTTTAATGCTCCAAGATTCTCTCGTGCATTTGCATCGTCTGCAAAGTCATCAAGTTCTGCTGATACGCCACCATTTGAGAGGGCATAACGCTGTGGTGCACCCTGATAATCTACAGTAAGCATATGTGTTGCAATTAATTTATTAATCGCATCTTGTGGGCCAAATGCATCTGCATGTTCTGGCTTGCCATATTGCTTATATGTGCGGAAGTGAAATACAGGAACTTCGTTCCATGGATTGTTTACAGTCTCAATTAGAACAAACTGTGAGCCATTTCCTGCTGTTAGATTCTCTATTTCTCCCATTCCAGCATATTTTTCAATGCGATCTGGGTAATATAGGTTTAATTTAATTGTTTTACGACCATCTGCCTCAGTAATCTGCCACATCTTTGCAGCGAATGACTTGATTCTTGGGTTTTCTTGGTCATAAACAACGGCGGTTGTTAATGGTGAGTTGTAATCTATAGCCAAAGTACCATTTGAGTCTGGCCAAACAATTGCATAGCAGTCTCCATAGACTAATGCATTGTTGAAAAGCCTATACCATCTCTGGTCTAGGAAAACTTCAGGATTTGCACCCTCGTAATACGATTCTGCATGTTTGTAGGCATCTCGTCTTGTCAAAATATGGTCTAGCGCTAGTTTAATATCTGACATGTTATCTCCTTAAATAATTGTATTGCTTTGCGACTACTTTTGGGTTTTGGTTATCAAGGAAATAAAGAATCCCTGACACCACCGCATCAAGAACGTCATCATGTGGAGTCTTTGGAAACGACCACATCTGTTCTTCTAATGCTGGGAAATGGGCAGTATGTCGAACCTTTCCCTGTTGGTAGTAATTGAGTGCCTTACCTGCACGTACCTGTTTTGATACAGATTGTTTAATTGATCTATATCTTACAGGAATACTCTTAAATACATCCTTCCAAAGATCACCGCCTTGGTTGGTTTCTACATAAATTACTCCAGGGTCATATATTTCAACCATGTTAGCAATTCGATCAGATAATTCGGACGGCGATACCTTTAATTGTATTGCTTCACGAACATATATCTGTCCATTATCTCCTCTAGACAATACGGCTATGCCTGTATAGTCAGAAATCTTATTTTTTGTAACAGCTGGGTCAATAGAAATAATTGTGTTGCCATATTCTTCCATATCCTCAATAATTACATCTTCATATGTCCAGAAATTACCATCTACGTTAACTGGCCTATTCATATAGTTCTTAGCAAAGTCACGCATGTGTCTTTGGCTTTGGAGCCACTCCATGGGCCATTTTTCAGGCCACACGGAGCGCTCTGAGCCATCGTTGGCGGTCATGATGGCTGGATAGTAGTGGACCTTAACATTTTGGTCTGTAATCCACTCTAGCTCTTTTCCTCGTTGGCCCTCTGCATATTTGCGGAACTGATCCATAATAGAATTGGGCATCGTAGTAGTTCCAACAATAATCATACGGGCATAAATATTCATAGGTGCAATATCGTCAAATACGGTATTTAATTGCTGTCCAGCTTGATATTCGGAGTAGTTCTTTTCTCCCTTTTCAATATCATCCAAAATAATGAGGTCAGGGCGTTGACCAAAGACTTTTTTACCCAGTGAGTTAGTATCAATACCATTAGCGTCGAATATAAAATCGTTTGCCTGAATAATACGCCAAGCGTTTGATGCAAGGGAACGCCCAGTGCTAGAGACAACTTTAGGTGTGCATAATTCTGGATAATCTTCTTTGAGATAGTCATTTGTTTCCAATTCATTCTTAAAAGTAAGTAAGTGCGTCTCAGCCTGAGAAGCAGCATCTGAAAATGCAGCAATAAATTTAACATGACCATGGGCGGCGGCCCATAAAGGTAGAATCAAAAAGATCCATGTGGACTTGCCACATTCTCTAGGTGCAATAAATGCATCTCTATTTTGCTTAGGAGTAGCTGGCTTATTGATCCAATTCTTTCCATATTCGCAAAGATCCCAGTGAAATTCAGAAAGTGTTAGCTCATCCTGTGCATTTTTTAGATGATGAGGTAGATATAGCAAAGCAAAGAGCATAGGATCATATTTAGTTAGTTCCCGTCGTCCTTCAGAAATTGTCAGAAGTTTTGGATTAATGTCTGACAAATATTCTTCTATGCTCACATGTCTCCCTTTTACCTTTTATATAAATCTTACTGTAGAAATTTATTTACAGTAGCAAAAATAAAATATTTAAATTTATTCCCTATTTGCGTGGTCTCTATCTGAGACATGTAATGAATCTTTAATTAGATTAGATCTAGTTTTGGCTTCATTAAGCATATCAATGATTGCTAGATCTGAGCCATCTTTAGATCTATTCTCATTGATGTTGGTAGATTTACCTTCAATTAGATTAATTGTTTGTATAGCCTTATG